GAAAATGTTCCAGCATCTAACAATTGTCTTAATGCATTCGTTGCAGTTCTTGATAATCCACCAATCATGTGGATTAAGCCAAAACCATAAAAACCTAAACCCGGTAAAAATTTAAAATGTGTAAAATAATTAATTTTATTTTTTAATGGGTCTTCAGCTTTATAATTTCTTCTAATAGATAAAACTTCTCTTGATGATGTATCAATTGTTACAATATATGGAAGTTTTATTCCTGTCGGGTTTTGCTCCATATCTTTGTCTTCAAAACCTTCAAGGTCTAAGTTTGTATGAAACTCTAGAATTGTAAACATTTGTTCGTCTCTAGTTTTTCTAACACCTTCTAACTCTCTTTCTTTTTTCTCTACTTCTGTCTCCTGTGAATAACCTGGTGTAATTTCTACATCTCTATAGAAACCAGATACCTGTTTTTTTCTTAAATCATTTTCAGACATTTTTAAAACATGCACAACTGCATCTGCATCTTCTAATGATGTCGCTGTGTATGGAACTATCAGATCATCTGCTGGAACAAATTTAGATACGGCTCTGTCTAAAAGTTCATCGTAATAAACTTTTTTAAAGGCAGAGCCGCTAAGAGGGAGATAAAAAAGTAACTGATCGAACTCGGGTTCATACTCTTTCATCTTATTCATGAGTTGATAGTTCATGAAATTTTTTACTCTTGTAGCCTGGTCTTCTTTTTGTTTGTTAACTACACCCATAATTTGAGTGTGCACTGGACCAGTCGCTGGAAGTAATTCTTTGTAAGCGTGTGCTTGAAATTGTGTTACCGCTTCAGCTAATACAGGGTGGGTTGCACCACTTGCGTTTGAAAACGGCTGTGATCTTGTTTGATATTTAAATCCTAATAGATCTAAACCTTTTGTGTAACCATCTTCCCAATCTTTTCTAGATGCTTTGTATTGCATATAGTTTTCATAAAGTTCAGATCCTAATCTACCCAAGACTTCTTCTGGTAGTAGATCTGCCAAATTATCAAAATGTTCGTTTGTACCTGGTTGGTTTACGGCTTCTGGGTCAAAACTAATTGTTGCACCACCATCTTCTTCTTGAGTTATTTGAATATCCTCTGGTCCAACTTGTTCTTCTATATTTGCTTGAGATGCTTCTACGATCTCTTCTTCACTAGGTAATTCTATTTCTTGCTTTACGTTTGGTAAAGACTTGTCTATTTCTGACATTGTTTTTCTCCGAGTTCGAAACCACTATAGTCTTTTTTCCAAGGACATTCAACCCTTGTGGATGAGGTCCTCTTTTTGGTGGTATCGTAGTTGTTAATTTTTTAGTCATCTAATAACCCTATTCCTTGTATTGCTAATGATGCACCAAGTCCAGCTATACCTGCTCTTGATAATAATCTTAATGCAGGTTTAGACAGACCTAAACTAGCAAATTTTCTAAAAGCTGAAGGTAATCCCCTTGTTAATCTTGGTGTTTGTTCAGCAAATATTGGATATGTATAATTGATAGGATCTGTTGCAATATCTGCTAGTGAGTCACCCTCAGATACCTGTCGTGTAATATCTAATGCAGCTAGTGGTGCTAATACACCTGGTGATGCTGCAATACCTAGACCTCTACCTAACACTCTTCCACTAGTTCTTATCAATCCTTTTTGTTCAACACCTAATCCTCTTGATCTACTAGCTTTAATCGTTGATGGTGCACCAAGCGCTGTTGATGCAGCTAATGATGCTCCTACTGCTGGTAGTTGGAAATCTAAAATATCTGGTTTTGTCATATCTGTTGAAATAGGTTGTGTTACCATATCAACCAACATATTTTTTTGTTGATCTTCGTTTGATAAATAAGTTGTTGGATCATCGTTTCTAAATTCTTTTACAAGTGCAGCCGCAGCTCCACCAACAATACCTGCTACACCAAATGTTTTTGCTCCTGGTGATTTTAAAATTGACATCGCAACATTTTTAACTTTTGCAAGTGGTCCGCTTTGTGCATCTAGTTTTGAAAGTTTTTCTGCAGATCCAATAGGGTCTCTCTTAATTGCTTCAGCACAAGTTGTAGCTATACCGCCT